CTGCCTCTGCGGCTTCCGCCGCCGGCTTGGCCGTTATGGTCATGATCACGGAGGCCAGGAGCATGACCACCGCAAGCGCGCCCAGGGCCAGGGTGATCAACCTCCGCCTTGCGATCCGCCGCCGGCGTTCCTCTGCCCGTGTTTTTAGCTCATGCTCCGCTTTTTTCATAGCTCTTGCCTTTACCGTTTCCTCCCACTTTTTTGCCGCCGCACGGCGCTGGATCATGTCCACGGCCTTGTCGCGGTCCTCCCGGTAGTGCCTGGCCTCCAATGCTCCGACACGGCGTTTCAGATCGTCCACATCTTCGGCCACTCCGGTGTACTGTTCCATGGCGCGGCGGTATTCCTTGGCCTTTCTCTGGCTCATGTCAGTTTGTCCTCCTTTTTTCTGTGGGTCGGCCAGCCCGTCACCTCGTAGGTGTACCCAAAACGCCGGCGTCCACATTCTGCGCAGGTGATTTTCTCACACCGCCCACCGGCGGCCTTTACGGTTTTTCCGCGGTTCTCCAGTGCAATGGCACATGGCTTGCAAAGCTCCTTTTTCATTGCCCGGCCTCCCGTTCGTCGATCCAGGCGGCACACATGTCCGCTTCCTGCAAGCGCCATACCCACGGGGAGGCCGCCATGGCCGCCGACATGGCGCGGCTGTCCGTCTTGGCCGCGTCATCGTATGCGCCCATGTGCCACCGAATGGCCAGCGCCTCCTCCGGCAGCAGGACCATGTGGCGCTGGATCAGGTACAGGCTTTTCTCTCCGTGGCCCAGGGGGATGGGGTCCTTGTATGTATATCCCTCATAATCCTCCCAGCGGCCAGTTTCCGGGTTCTTCCGCCGCTTGGTTTCCATGTGATAGCAGCCCACCTTGCACACATCATGCAGCAGGGCAATGACCGCCACCGTTTCCTCCTGTTCTTCCGAAAGGCGGCATTTCCCCGGATCCTCCTTGTCCGCCAGATCGCGGATCGCAATATTCCGCAGGCGGTAGTACACATTCAGGCTATGTGCAAGCAGGCCGCCGGGGTGTGCCCCGTGGTACTTCGTGGAGGACGGGGCCGTGAAAAAGTCTGTTTCCTGCTCCAGCCAGTCCAGCATGGCGTCCGCATAGTCCCGGTGGATATTGTTTTGAAAAATGTCCTTGAAATGGGTCTGCGCCGTTTGTAGTCCGTTCATTTCCAAAAAATTCATTGTGATACCTCCACACCCTGAAAGGTTTCCTTGATGATTTTCCCGCGAACACGAAAGGCCACAATGTGAAACCGGCCCAATGGGTGGATATAGTCCACCTGCCCCTGCCTGGGCCGCCGGATCTCCTTTCCGTGCTCCTCCTCGAATATTGTCTGCGGCGTCCGCACCACCACCATTCCGATCTCCAGCCTGGCCGGGCGCCCCTGTCTTTTGTCCATGGTCTGCTCCTATTCTGCGGCCTCCAGGGCCTTGTGTCGCGTGTGCCGGTCCATCCCGTTCATCATGGAGTGGATCTTCCACATCCGTTCCATATCTTCCCATTCCTCTTTTTCCGCCTCTGTTGGTTCCGCGGCCAGCTCCGGCGGCGGGAAAAGCCTGTTTTTCTGGAGAAACGCGCTGTAAAACAGCTCCATTTCCTCTTTCATGGCCTCGTTATAAAAGGCAAAATCTGCCTCTATCTCGATGTATTGGGCCGCTGTACACTTGATCCCCACTTTTTTTCGGGATCTTCCCGTGTATTGACCCACGCACCCGAAAAAATGGCCCGTGCCCAGGTGCATATAAACCAGCTGTCCCAGCAGTCTGCGCTCCCAGTCCGTTTTGTAGCGGATCCAGTGAATGGTGGCCTTTGTGTCCTCCAGGTCCTCCTCGGTGATCCCGTACCTTTTCATAAGGGCGGCCAGGGTGCGCTCCGCGCTCTCTTTCTCCCCGCCCTCTCCGCGATCCGCCAGGGCCTTGACCTTTCCCAGCTTCTCCAGCAGTCTTTCCCGCTCGGTCATTTATTTGATCGTCCTTTCTTCCGGCGGCACCTCGTTTCCCCAGGCGTCCCAGCCCTCCGCCCTCTGGCGGGCGAACATTTCCAGGCGGGGCACATCCCCCAGCAGCTCCACGATCCGCCGGCGCGTTTCATCCGGCTTTTTGCTGTGCCCCTCAAAAGGGGCCTCAATGATCTGGTGTACCTTGTGGCTGCGGATCCGTTCCCCGGCCTTAAACCCAGGCGATACCCCCAGCAGGCACACCTCTGCATTTGCGCGAGTGTACGCACCCAGCCCCCAAAAGTTTGTGCCGCTCTTTTGGTTTTTCTTTACCCACACAAATGCCGCGGTTTTGTATTGAAACCCCCATGCCTCCAGGACTTTGATCCCCTCGGTGATGTTTGGGAAAGTTGCCCACAGAAAGCAAGCAGCCCCCCCCCCGCAGATTTTTCGCACTGGCAAATTGCATATATCCTCGGTGGTCATAGTCTGGTAATGCTGTTTTGCTATGCCGTGGGAACTTTTCGTTTTTCCACCTTGCTGATAGGACCACGGCGGATCCGCATAAATCACGCTGTATTCCTTTTCAGGTAGCGGGAGAAAGTCCGCCATTGTCGGCACTCCTTTCTGCCCGCCGGCGCTCCGCCGCCGTGATGAACTCCTCCACCATGCCCCGCTCCCGGAGATCCCGGAGGTTCAGGGCGTGTGTGGTGCGGTTCACCGTCTTTCCGGTTTCTCCGCTCTTGATCTCAATGGACAGGAGCGGGCGGCCCATGCAGGTGGAGAAAAAGGCATGTGCCGTGTCCCATTCCTGCGTGATCCAGTCCAGGGCATAGTCCGGGGTTCTCGGATATTTGATGAAGCTGGTCCCGCTCCGCATAGGAGGCAGGTTCGGCACAAATTCCGCCACCAGCTTGTACAAACTGGTTTTTGTGGCTTTCAGTCGTAGCATTACAGGATCTCCTCCCGATACCAGGCCAGGATCCGCTTGGCGTACTTCTTGCGGATCCGCTTCTTTTTGGTGTGGTGGTAGCGGGCGGCCAGCGGCCTGTTGGCCGCCTCCGCCCACCGCAGGGCCTTGCGGAACTCCTCTGCCGCCCGGATCGCCTCCCATGCGTCTACCATCGCTCTGGTGGCCTCCGCCAGCTTGTCGCAGAAAATACCGAACGCTTCCGCCATAAAGCGGGCCGTTTCATTGAACTGTTCCATCGTAAAGCCCATTGACGCAAGGAGCGGCGGTGCCTCCATGCTCTCCACCTGCTCCGGCACCGCGACAATCTCCGGCAGCGTGATTTCTCCGGCGTATTGCACCGGCTGTCCGTCTATGTAGACCGCCGCCTTGGCGGTGCCTTTCCCGTCAGGTCCCATCCGGCCAGCCCTCCCCGCGTTCAAATCCCAGGAGCGCGTTGTGTCCCAGGCTTCCCAGGTTTCCCCGCAGCGCCTCCAGTTCCAGCAGGGTGTTGTATGAAATTCCCGCCGCCTCCAGGTGGCCCCGGAACTCCTTGGCCTCTTCCACGGCTTTGCGGAGCGCCTGCCGTTCCCGTTCTGCCTCTATCGCGGCGAACTCCGCCCGCAGGTCCTCCAGGTCAATCTCTCCGGCTGCGATTGCCTGGCAGAACTCCACGGCCTCCTCCCAGGTGAATTTTCTGTAACCCGCCGTGCTGATCGTTCTTGCGGATCCCTTTGTGTCGTAGCAGCTTACGGTGTGTTCCCGCTCCGGCATGTCCCACGGGTGATAAATCCGAAAAATGATCCCGTTCTGCCGTCCGATCATGGTGCCGCGGGCTTCCCACCGCCACTTGATTTCCTTTCGTTTTGCCATGTCCGGCTCCTTTCTCCGCCCCTTGCGGGGCTTGATTTTTCTGGATTGTTCGATTAGATCCAAAAGCCGGGGGACACGGCCCATGAAAAGACGGCGTTGTCGTTGGAGGGCGTGCCGCCCGTATTGACAAGGCAGAAATAGTCGCTGCCCGACGCATAGACGGACCGGGTGTAATGCGGCCATGTCCGCCCGTTCCACATCTTCACGCGGTCCCGCTCGGTCTTGTAGACTGGCAGTTGCTCCTCCGTGGGATCGTCGCCAGAGGCCCAGGGCCGACGCCCGAAAAACTCCGTTGCGCTATGCAGCCACAGCAGATCCGTGGTTACCAGTTCCTTGTCCTCTACCGTCTGCCGAATGGTCCGGGGTGTAATGATGGACACCAGGTCCTCCGGGAGATCCTGGACCAGATCGGTGTTGCACCACTTCCGTGCGTCGCTCTCTTTCCAGGACACCGGGCGCACCAGCAGGCGCTCATACATGGGACGCTCTGCCACGCCGTCCACAAAGCCCATCCACGCCCGGCCCGGTTCCACCTTTTCCACCATGATGGCCACCTCGGTGCCGCTCCGCAGGTTGAAGCGGATCACATCCCGCTCCGCCAGCAGCTTGTCCAGCACACCCATCTCTCTGGCCCTGGCGATCTCCGCCCAGCTGATTTCCTCTTTCGTCTGTTTGATCATGGTTGCCATTGTTTTTTCCTCCTTTGCATTTATCCGCCCCCATGGCGGTGGGGTCACTCATTCACTGGCGGCCCGCGCCCTGTTCAGGGGCTTTCCGCGCCGGCGGAGGCTTTCCTGGAAACGACGCTGGGCCAGATCGGGGTTGTATGACTGGCGGCTGTTCTTGTCCAGGGTGCCGTTGTTCCCGCGGCGCAATTCCTGATAGATGGTTTTAGGCGCCACGCCCACCAGCGCCGCGATCTCCCGCACCGACGCATAAGCGGCCCACTTCTCCGCAATCAGCTGCCGATCCGCGGGTCCCAAATATTTGTTGCTCATGGTCCTTTCACCTCCGTTTTTCATAAAAAAATAAGAGTAACAAGGGGGGTACCCTTTGTTACTCTTATTAGTAGCATTTTCAAACGCAAATGTCAATAGGTAAGCGTAACAAAAAGTAAAAAAATTTTCAAACGGCCTCGATCAGCGCCCGGAACATGTCCGCGCTGCTGTACCATCCCAGGATCTTGCGGGGGTATCTGTTCAGCCAGTCCTCCACCATTTTTACCTCCTTTGGGGAAACTTTATCAAAGTTTGTCCCCTTTGGAAACTTCCGCCGGATCATCTGGTTTTGCTTTTCGTTGCTTCCTCTTTCGCTGCTACAATATGGGTGACAGTAGTACATTTTCGTGCGCTTCGCCCGCTTTTTTAATACGGATTGCTCCAGGCCGGCGCAGTCCGCGAACTCTGACCCATTGTCCACGGTGATTGACTTAAAAACAGCCGGGAACAGTTTCCCATATTTCCGCTCTATTGTGTTCAAGGCCCGCACCACGCTGCCGGCGGTCTTGTCCGGGATCAGCCGCATAATCTCCTGGCGCGTCACCCGCTCGGTCAGCACCAGGAGGCACTTGTGGCCGCCGCGGCAGGACACCACCAGGTCCATCTCCCAGTGTCCCGGCTCCTGGCGTGTGTTGACTTCCTCCGGCCTTTTCTCTATGCTGTCCCCCTTGGAGGCGGATTTCATACGGTGGATGTGCTTGGTTTTCGTCTTTCTCCTGGATCCCTTAAAGGGCAGATCCTTGTTGGTCAGTCGCGCAAAGATCCTCTTGTCCACATAGGAATACAGAGTTTGACGGCATACCCGGATCCCAAAATCCCCGTAAATCTCCGGGTGGTTTTCAATTTCATGCAGGGCGGCGGAGGGGCTAAAATCTTGATCCACGATCAGCTCCTCCAATTTCTCCGCATAATCCCGGTGATTTCCGATTTTCAGGCCCGGCCCTTTCGCTTCCATGTTGGCCCGGTATCTTTGGTGTGACCGCTCCGGGATGTACTCGGTTACCTCGATGTAATCCGCGTTCATGTATGTATATGTCCCGCGCTTTATCTCCCGGCATACGGTGGCCGCGCTCACATGGAGGGCCGCCCCTATCTCCCGCAGTGTGGCCCCCTCTTTTTTCATCTTTGCAATTTTGTTCCGGTCATGCTCTGTCAGGTGTCTATATCCTTTCATGGGGCGGCCTCTCTTTCTCTGTAATATGGCAATAGGCCGGCGTGGTTCTCTCTACCACGCCGGCCTATTCTTTGCCCAGCAGCCACAGCACGGGGACCTCCAGGACCTCCGCAATGGCCACGGCTTCAAAGTCCGTCACAATTCTGCTCCCGCTCTCCATGCGGCTGATCACATCCCGCTCCACCATGATCCCCCGCAGTTGCAGCAGCTTGCATAGGTCTGACTGGGAAAGCCTCCGTTTCTGCCTGGCCTCCCGGATCCTGTCCCCGCACAAATTCCTTTTTCCGTTGATCTCGTAAAACTTCACCGGCGCCCCTCCGTTGTGGTTATGGCCCACATTTTTCTTGATATTACCACGGGATCGGCGTCAAACCCGTGGTAATAATCAGCAGAATAAAATATAGGCCCCACAGAGGGGAATTATCCATGTGATTGCCCCGGCGGTATTATTCCCCCAGGATTTCGTCCGCCAGTTTATCCATTGCCTTTTCCATAAACTCGTTCAGGCTACACCCGGCGGCCTCCGCCGCTCTTTGGTATTTCTCTTTCTTCCCCCGCTTTACATAGGGATAAAGCCGATCATAATTTTCGGCGTTATATTTGTTTTTCGCCCTCGTTGCGGCTGTTCCTTTTCTCTGTTCCATGTGATCGCCTCCTTGATGGCATTTTACCACCGTTTGTTATCTCACGCAAGTATATAACTTTCACAAACTCGCGTGAGTATATTTGTGCAACATTCCATCTTGTTTTGATACTCACGCGAGTATATAATAATAATCAGAAAGGGGGTGGTTGATATGGGCAAGAAAAAACGCCGCAGGCGAAAGCCTACGGCGCGGCCCTCCAGAAAGGTTGACTTGCTGGCCGACATTCTGGCGGGCACGATCTCCGGCCTGATAACAGCGGCAATCCTCAAATTGCTTGACTGGTAAAGGCCAGGGGTGCGGGGCCTCAACCCCGCACCCCAAATATAAAACAAATCATCCAGCTTTGTCAATAGGAGGGCAAACGATGAAATTTATAATTTCTCTGGTGATCTTTGTGGCGGTGTTCGTCCCGCTCCGGCGGCTATTCCGCAGAATTTTGAAAGGTGGTAAAGATCATGTTGGTTAAGCAGAACGGGAAATATGGTGCCATGGTTGGCAATATCCGGGTTTTCACCATGGAGCGGGCCGTGGAGGTCTATAAGATGTTCGCCGCTCTTTGCTATGCGGATCTCACCATGGAGGCCAGCGTGGTCCTTTCCAATGTTGGGGACGATATGCACCGCCTGGGATTTACTTGGGCCGAAATTGAAGATATGGAGCTGGAGGCAATCGCCTGATCCGGTGGATCAGGCGCCCTCTGGCGGAAAGGGACCTTTTATGAAAATTAGAGAATACGCCAAATCGGTTGGCTTTGAAGTGGTCGGAAAACTGACCCGTCACCCTGAATGGGAATACGAAACAAACATGTATGATGGAAGTAAGCGACACAGCGGCGTGAAATCCTACTCTGATGATGGTGGCAATGTGTTCCATGTTGGAAATGGAGGTATTTGCATTGTCTCCGCTGATGATAGTGTAATTTAATCTATAATATAGCCCCCGGCACCTACATGGTGCCGGGGGTCCTCTTTATTCCGTCTTGTCTTTTCCCCAGTTGGTGATCTGCTCCAGGGCCTCCCGGAGCTTATCAAATCCGAACATGGCCGCATAGCTGACGAACAGGCCCAGGGCCACCGCGCCGGCCACCATGTACCAGGTGACAGCCCAGCCCATGATCTGGCAGGCCGCAAAGAACGCCACCAGCGTGACGGCCATGGCCACCACCACCGCCAGGATATTTGTTGGGATCTTATCCCATGTGATTTTCTTGACCACCTGGGTGATGATGTTGGTGATCACGGTCATGATCAGGGCCGCCAGCAGGATGGCGGACACCGCCAGGGGAATGTACTGCATAATGGTTTCCATGTGTATGTCCTCCTCTGATTATTTCACAGCCCCGCCCAGGGCGCACAGCAGCAGGTCCAGGGAGGGGAATGTGTTGTAATTGGCCAGCCAGAACTCCGGCGTATTGATCACGCCGGCGGCCACCAGGGCGGCCACGCCCTCCTCCGGCGTATTGGTGCGCGTCCCGGCCTTTGTGATAGTCTGCGCCGCCTTTTTCAGCAGGATCCCCAGGTATTGGACTTTCCCGGCCTCCGCCGCGTCTGCCCAGTAGTCCGGGGAATTGATCACGCCCAGCGCCTCCAGCTTGTCGGCAGCTGCCTGGGCCGTGTCCTGGAGCATGATCACCTGTCCCACCCGGATCAGGTTTTTGTTTTTGATGGCGTTGATCTCCACCAGGGTGTCCACCGTCGTGCCGTATGTATTGGCGATCTTGGAAAGGGTGTCCCCGGACTTCACCGTGTAGATCGTGGCGCCTCCCGTTGTGTCGGAGGACCCGCCGCCCATTTTCTTTGCAATGGCGG